TTATCTGCATTTCTGTAAGTCTTTTTGGCAATCCCATACTATTGATCTTATAGGTTAACTTTGGTAAAACATCAATATATTTTACTCCATAAAATATAATTACCTGGGGTTGGCTTACGACGTAGGTTAAACTTCATTCCCTATTGATACTGGGCCCCAGGCACTAAAAGGAATAAGAATGCAAGGAAGATATTTAAGACAAGTTATAAATAAATTTATGGTTAACTCTGAAGTTGCTAACAACGCAAGAGTTCAAGTCTATATGCCAAACGGAGAAACATTTGACGTTTGTGGTATTCAATTAATGCAAAATAAGATTATTGGAGAACGAGAATCTCATAGATTAATCATTACAGTTGAGCCTACACAGTGGCATATGGGCAAGATGAAGAAGCGTATTGGTTAACTCAAATTCTTAATGAAACCAGAGTCAAAATTTTGGCAAGAAGTTAAGAAAAATATTACAGGAATTTCTTTCACAAGGCTTGAATCTTGGGCCTCAGCTGGCGTGCCAGATCTATTGTGCTACAACAAGAATGGTAAATTCTTTACGATAGAATTAAAGGTGAGTAAGGGTGAATATCCGACCTTCTCTCCTCATCAAATTAGCTTTCATATCAAGCACCCTAAGAATTCTTTTATCTTAAAAAAGGCCCTCGGTCCTTTGTCCATAAAACTTTATGAAGGATCCAAGATCCTTGATCTGCATGGACGTGTTCCTTGCACAGCTATTGCTGAAGGCTGGACCAAGGTTCAAGAACATCTTGTCAATGTGACATAATGTCGCAGGCGTATTAAAGTGAACTAAAAACCTGTGGGCGGGTCCCACCCCTGCTTGTTACTTGTCAGCTTGTTTTCTGGCGCTTGTTCTTGTCAGCTTGTGAGCGAGATGCTTGTTCCCTGAATAATGGAACAAGGAGCCATTGCCTGCAACGATACAGGCAATGTTTAGGTATGACTACCCTTGAGCCCTACTAAGTAGGGCTCCAAGCTAGTTGGTTAAACTTCAGCTATGTTTTCAATTATCGGAGGCTCAAAATATTCTTGCTCCAAATCTTGGTCTGGTCTTCTCCAGTCACTTTGATTTTCTAAAGCTATTTCTTTTGCCTCTTCTTTACTATTCGCCTCTACTTCGTAAAGCATATAATCTTTATAGTAGGCAGTTATTAAGTATATTTGCTTAGCCATTAGTTAACCTCCTCGATATTGCGATATGTTCTTTTAGCCCCTACAATATTCCATTCTGTAAAGTCCCTTGCCTCTTCTTGCATTAGTGCTTTGGCTTGTTCTAAACTTTCAGCCTCTATAACCGTTTCATAATTAATGACATGGTCATAGTTTAATTTAAACGTTTTATTCATTATTCAACCTCCTCGATGCTATTGAAATCGCTTTCAGCGTTAACAACTTCCCACGTTGAAAGGTCTTGTATTTCTTTGGCCAATAATTCCTCGGCCTCTTCTCTTGTTTTTGCCTCAACTATTTTTTCATAGGCAACCATCTCGCCATATGAAAGCTTAAACGTTTTAGTCATGTTCCTTGCTCCTTTGTTGGTTGTGATAGTGTTAGCTATCCTTGAGCCCTGAAACAGGGCTCCAAGTTAGCTAAGCTTATCTAATGTTCTCGTAAATTGTTCTCCAAATATAATCCACTACACGGACTGAGGCGCCGTCAAACCAGTCCATATAAACATAGTAAATTTCTCTTACGTTGTCGCCCTCTCCGATATAACAACGGATTTCATCAGACGGCCCACCCCAAGAAAACTGTAGGCGCCAATATCCCTCAGATTGATTATTAAACGTGTTAGGCTCTACATAATCAAAGCTTAAAATATTTTGATTAAGGTAATCCCAAAAATCATTATAATCTTTATATTGAGTATAAATTTCTGGTGTCTCTGATGACATTAACTCATATGCATCGTGAAACTGGTGAAAACGTTCATCATATTTTTGATCTATTAACTCTTCACAAGTTTTTTCTACTTTGTTTAGTGTTGCTGTAGTCATTGTCCATGCTCCTTGTTTAGTTGTTAAGGCTGGGACTGTGATCGTATAGGTTTATAATTTATACCCCGTTTCATTGTACCAGCCTTTATTAGTGTTGGCTTACATAACAAGGTTGACCAACATCTCCTACATTATCTTATATCAATGATAATTAAACAATTAAATTTTTTGATTTGCCGTTGTCCGAGGTCAACTGTTTCAAATAAGTAAATGCGACATATTGTCGCAGGCTCACCCACTACATATAGCGTGACATATATATCACACTACTAAATACCTGTGGGCGGGACCCACCCCTAAAGGGCCAAGGCTCATGGTACATATAGCGTTGTATAATTATCACAGGCCCCATTAGTAGCGTTGCAAAGATGCAACGGTAATATATACATGTGGGCGGGGCCCACCCCCAATGACATAGAGGTCCCAATGGGTTTCCAAATTACTTTTATTCTAAGGAGGGGGGAGAGGGTAAATCAAATAAAGGGGTCCCAGACATACCCTTTAGTCTAGGATTTACACAGTCATAGCTAATAAATTCGTTATGGGTTCCTAAATTACCTATGGATTTGTACCCCCGGGGGTGTTAAAAACAATTTAGGTACCATAATTATATTATGCTTAATAAAGAACAGTTAAAAAAATTTAGAAATATAAATAAATTAGCAGATCCAAAAATTAGAAGAAAAGCTAAATTAGATTTATTGATGTCTTTTAAAAAGAATACGGATAAGAGTATTCGTTCTGATTTCTTAACATTTGTAAAATATATTTGGCCAGATTTTATTGAAGGTAATCATCATAAAACAATATCAGATAAATTTAATAGATTGCAATCTGGTGATTTAAAAAGATTAATTATCAATATGCCACCAAGGCATACTAAATCAGAATTCGCTTCATACTTTTTACCTGCATGGATGATTGGGAATAATCCTAAATTAAAAATTATTCAAGCAACCCATACTGCAGAACTTGCAATTAGATTCGGTCGTAAGGCTAAGAACTTAATTGATTCAGCAGAGTACAGAGAAATATTTGATACAAGATTACAAGAAGATTCAAAAGCTGCTGGACGTTGGGAAACTAATAAAGGTGGTGAATACTTTGCTGTCGGGGTCCAAGGTGCGGTAACCGGTAGGGGTGCTGATTTATTAATCATCGATGATCCGCATTCTGAGCAAGATGCTAATTCTACAACTGCATTTGATAAAGCGTATGAATGGTATACTTCAGGTCCACGTCAGCGACTTCAACCTGGTGGACGTATCGTTTTAGTTATGACTAGATGGTCTACAAAAGATTTAACTGCACAACTAATCAAGGCCCAAGGAGCTGAGGAGAAAGCTGATAAATGGGAAGTAGTAGAGTTTCCTGCGATCCTTCCATCAGGTAAACCAGTATGGCCAGAATATTGGAAGTTAGAAGATTTACTAGCTGTTAAAGCTTCAGCTGGTATTTCAAAATGGAATGCTCAGTATATGCAAAATCCAACCTCAGAAGAAGGGGCTATTATTAAACGTGAGTGGTGGCAGGATTGGGATGAAGATTATGTACCTCCAATTGAACATGTAATTCAATCTTATGATACTGCATTCTTAAAAAAAGAAACTGCGGATTATTCAGCGATAACTACTTGGGGCGTATTCTATCCAAGACAGGATTCTGGTCCAAATTTAATATTGCTAGATTCAATAAAAAAGCGTGTAGAGTTTCCTGAACTAAGGCGCTTGGCTCACGAACAATATATGTACTGGAAACCTGAGACTGTTTTAGTTGAGGCTAAAGCTTCAGGATTACCACTTACTTATGAACTTAGACAAATGGGAATACCAGTTGTAAATTACACACCATCAAAAGGTAATGATAAACATGCACGAGTTAATGCTGTTGCACCTTTATTTGAATCTGGAAAGATATGGGCACCAAAGAGTAAACAATTTGCACAAGAAGTTATTGAAGAATGTGCTGCATTTCCACATGGAGATAATGACGATTTAGTAGATTCTATGACCCAAGCCTTAATGAGATTTAGACAAGGTGGGTTGATTTCTCATCCAGAAGACTATAAAGATGAATTTACTCCAAGAGTAAATAGAACATATTATTAATATGATTGAGAAGACAATTAAGTACGATATCAATATTGAAAAACCTAGTAAAACAAAACCTGTTAAACAAGGTGGGGTTTTCAATTATTTAGGAAAACAAAAAACAGTTAATGCTCCAGTTAAATGGAGATCATCTAAAGATCATCCAATAGCACATCTTTCATATATTACAAAAGACGAAGAAAAAATTTTAATAGATTTAAATTTATATGGTTCATTAAAAGGTAAACCTAACAGAGGTCCATTTGGACTTCCATCATTACAAGGATCTGGAGGAGGATCTGGCGGAGATGGAGGAGATGGTGGATCATCAGGAGGGGATTCAGGAGATGGTGAAGGATCAAGTAGTGGATCAGGAGGCGGTGTAGGAGGAGATGATGGAGCAGCAGCATCAGCAGCAGGAGACGCAGGAGTAGGAACAGGAGATTCAGCAGGAGTTGGAGGATCAGGAGATAGTACATCTGGAGAAGGAGTTGGATCAGGACCAGGTGGAGAAGCAGGTACTGGTGGAGTAAGTGCTTCCACTTCATCAACAGGAATTGGAGAAACAGCAAATACAATTGCAAATACAGTAACCGGTTTTGCAAGAAATACAATTGCAAATGCAATTAATAATCCAGTTGCAACAGCCATTGGAGTAGTAGCAGGTCCAGTTGCAGGTTTAGCTGCAAGAGCAATTAGTAATGCAATAAGTGCAGCTAATAGAGGAGTAACAGGTCCAAGTGATGACACTCAAGAATCAACCTCAGTTCAATCAAGTCCATCACAAAGTCCATCTAGTGGTGGGGGAATTGGAACTATATCAGCATATGCACCATTATATAATCCTGATACAGGTAATCCAACTATGGATGCATATATGAGAAGATTAAGAGTTAATTTGGGATTACCAGTTTAATGAAAAGATTAACAAGAACTATACCACCTAAATCAGGACCAAACCCACAGGGCTTGAATGTTTCCTATAATAAGGTTAAGATAGTAAGTTCGGAGAAATTAAATGGCAACTATAGACAAGTCACTACCAAACGAAGTTAGAAATACAATTGAGATAGAAGATCCAGCAGCTGCAGCAGAAGAGATTGTAAATGTTGAAGAGTCTATTCCAAGTGTAGAGAATACTGAAATTACACCAACTTCAGATGGTGGAGTTGAAATCAATTTTGACCCAGGTGCCTTTAGCCAGGGAGAAAGTGTAAATCACTTTGACAACTTAGCAGAATTATTACCAGAAAATATTTTAGGACAATTAGGTTCAGAGCTTTATCAAAACTTTTTAGATTATAAAAATTCAAGACAAGATTGGGAACAAACTTATACACAAGGTTTAGATCTATTAGGATTTAAATATGATCAAAGAACAGAACCATTCCAAGGTGCATCAGGTGCAACACATCCTGTACTTGCAGAAGCAGTAACTCAGTTTCAAGCATTAGCTTACAAAGAATTATTACCAGCAGATGGACCGGTAAGAACTCAAATAATTGGAAACTCTTCTAGAGAAAAAGAAGATCAAGCAACTCGTGTTAAAGATTTTATGAATTATCAAATTATGGATGTCATGAAAGAATATGAACCAGAATTTGATACGATGTTATTTTACTTACCACTATCAGGATCTACATTTAAAAAAGTTTACTATGATGATTTACTTGGAAGAGCTGTTTCTAAATTTGTTCCGGCAGAAGATTTAGTTGTTCCATATTCAGCAACATCATTAGATGATGCTGAAGCAATAATGCATACAATTAAAATGTCTGCAAATGAATTAAGAAAACAACAAGTTGGTGGTTTTTATAGAGATTTAGATTTATTACCAAGTGATGATTCAGTTACAGAAGCTGATGATGTAAAATCAAAAGAAAGAGAAATTGAAGGAGTAACTAAATCAGGTTACGAAGATATCTTTACTTTAATTGAATGTCATGTAAACTTAGATCTCGAGGGCTTTGAAGATCGTGATCCCAACGGGGAAATGACTGGAATTAAACTTCCTTATATCGTGACGATAGAAGAAGGCTCTCGTGAAATTCTATCTATTCGTAGAAATTACGAAATAGCTGATCCTAAGAAAAATAAAATTAATTACTTTGTACATTTCAAATTTTTACCAGGCTTAGGATTTTATGGTTTTGGATTAATCCATATGATTGGTGGATTATCAAGAACTGCAACTTCTGCTTTAAGACAATTAATTGATGCAGGAACTTTATCTAATTTACCAGCAGGATTTAAAATGCGTGGTATTAGAATTAGAGATGATGCTCAATCTATTCAGCCAGGTGAATGGAGAGATGTAGATGCTCCAGGTGGAAACCTTAGAGATGCATTTATGACTTTACCATACAAAGAACCTTCTCAAACATTATTACAATTAATGGGTGTTGTTGTTTCTGCTGGTCAAAGATTTGCTTCTATTGCTGATATGCAAGTAGGTGATGGTAATCAACAAGCAGCTGTTGGTACAACTGTAGCTTTACTTGAAAGAGGAAGCAGAACAATGTCTGCTATTCATAAAAGATTATATTCGTCATTAAAACAAGAATTCAAATTATTATCTAGAGTATTTAAATTATATTTACCAGATGAATATCCATATGATGTTGTTGGAGGACAAAAAAATATTAAACAAGCAGACTTTGATGATAGAATAGATATCGTTCCAGTTGCTGATCCAAATATATTTTCTCAAACACAAAGAATTAGTTTAGCACAAACTGAATTACAACTTGCACAATCTAATCCACAAATTCATAACTTGTATGAGATTTATAGAAAAATGTATGAAGCATTAGGAGTAAAAGATATTGATAAAATTTTAATACAACCTGCAAAACCAACTCCTAAAGATCCAGCATTAGAACACATTGATGCATTAGGTGGACAACCATTCCAAGCATTCAGAGGACAAGATCATAGAGCACATATAACTGCTCATTTAAGTTTTATGTCTACTAATATTGCAAAAAATAATCCTATGATAATTGGATCATTAGAGAAAAATATATTTGAACATATTTCTTTAATGGCTTTAGAACAAGTTGAGTTAGAATTTGCACAAGAGTTACAACAAATACAGATGATTTCACAAAATCCTCAAGCTGTACAGAATCCACAGATACAAGCACAGGTTCAACAGTTCCAAATGAAATTAGAATCTAGAAAAGCAATTCTAATTGCTGAGATGATGGGTGAATTTATGGATGAAGAAAAGAAAATTACATCACAATTTGATAATGATCCTATTGCTGCATTAAAAGCTAGAGAGTTAGATCTACAAGCTCAAGAAAATGCTAGAAAAAAACAAGAAGGACAAGAGAGAATTAATCTAGATAAGATGAGAGCTATGATGAATCAGATGAATACACAAGAAAAACTGCAACAAAATGAAGATTTAGCTGAATTAAGAGCAGCAACTTCAATTGCAAAACAGCAATTTTCTGATATGAACAAGAAAATACAATAATTATTGTTAAATAATAAAAAAGGAGTATACATATGGCTATGAAAATGAATTCAAAACAAAAAAAGATTGGCAAAGTAATGAGAGAGTTCAAAAAAGGTGAACTTAACATTGGCGGATCTTCAAAAAAAGTAAAAAATCCTAAACAAGCAATCGCTATTGCTTTATCTGAAGCAGGAATGTCTAGAAAAAAAATGGCAGTAGGTGGTTTAGCTAATTCAACAAGAACTTTTACAAAAGATTCAATGTCAAAAGAAGTTAATCATTCAAAATTTACAGATACTCAAGGATATTTAGTTGGTGGAATTGATATTGAAATGTCTAGCAACTCAGAAACTCAAACTCAAGAAGTTCAAGGTCAAGGAAGTATTTTACCAGAGAAAAAAAGATCAGCTAAGTGGTTTTAAATCATGTTGCCAGTATTAAATGCTGTAGCCCCATTAGCTAAGATTCTTTTTTCAACTATTGAGAAATCAGTTCCAGATAAAGATTTACAAGAAAAATTAAAAGCACAATTGCAAACGCAATTAATGCAATCTCATACACAAGAATTAACAGCAGCAGCTAAAATTATTGAAGCAGAAGCTAAAGCTGGATGGTTTGCATCATCATGGAGACCTTTATTGATGTATGTATTAATATTTATTTTAATATGGAATTATGTATTAGGACCAGTGATCCTATTTTTTTTTAAAGCTTCTATAACTATAACTCTTCCAGGAGACGTATGGACCCTTTTACAAATTGGTCTGGGAGGTTACGTTGTGGGACGAAGTGCAGAATCGGTTGCACGCACTATGGCAAATAAACCGGTAAATAATAACAATCAAGAAAACGGATAAGGAGATAACATGAGAAACGATTACAAACAAAGACCTAGACCTGCATTTAAAGGTGGTGGAATTGCTACTAAAGGTATGGGAGCAGCTTTTAAAAAAGGTGGTAAAGTTAAAAAAGCCGATATGTTAACTGCTAAAATGTCAAAAGACAAAAAAGGCAGAGCAATGAAAAAAGGTAAAAAATAATGGCTGGTCTTGGATGTCAAAAAAGAGGAACAGGTATTGCAAGAGTAGGTCTTGCTAAAGGTGGAAAAGCATTTCCAGATTTAAATAAAGATGGAAAAATTACTAGAGCTGATGTTTTAAAAGGCAGAGGCGTTTTTAAAAAAGGTGGTTATGCTGAAGACATGTCTGAAGAACATGAAGGCATGGAATCTAGAGCTGAAGAAGCTAGAGAGTATGCTATGGAAGATAAAGGATATGTTGAAACTAAATCTGGTAAAATGAAAAAAGCTGATACACTAACATCTAAAATGTCTAAGAAGAAAAAAGGCAAAATGATGAAGGGTAAAAGATAATACTCAATGGGTAAATCTAAAAGACAACAATTTATTGATTTAGCCAAAAGAGGTGGAGGAAGACAAGATTTTATAGATCTTGCCAGAAGTGAAGGATTGACAAGTGCAGAAGATATGAAAAAAATATCTGCAGATAAAAAACCATCTATAAAAGTTTCACAAGTAGTAAAAAAGGGTTTGAAAGCAATTCCAGGTATTGGAGTTGCTATGGAAATTTTAGATCCAACTGAACTCGGTGCAGCAGAACGTCCTTTATCTGAAGAACAAATGTCAGAAATAAATCAAATGGAAGAATATAAAAAAGGTGGTAGAGTTAAAAAAGCAAAAGGTGGACTAATAAGAGGAATGCCTAGGGTTGCAAAAAGAGGTTGGAAGTAATGGCTAAACTTTGTGCTAGAGGAAAATCAGCAGCTAAAAGAAAATTTAAAGTATATCCAAGTGCATATGCAAATATGTATGCATCTGCAGTTTGTTCTGGAAAAATAGTTCCAGGTGGACGTAAAAAGAAAGCAGATGGAGGAAGTATTTCTCAACAAAGAAAAATGGTATCCAACTACAAACAAGGTGGGGTTGCCAAAGGTTGCGGGGCTGTTATGGAAGATAGAAGAAAGGTTACAAAAAAATATTAATATGGCACAAAATGGTCTTAGAAAATGGGTTGCAGAGAAATGGGTGGATATTGGATCTAAGAGAAAAGATGGATCTTACGCTCCTTGTGGAAGATCCAAAGGAGAAAAAAGAAAAGGCTATCCAAAATGTGTACCATTAGCTAAAGCTAGATCAATGTCAGAAGGTCAAAGAAGATCTGCAGTTGTAAGAAAAAGAGCAGCAAAAAACACTGGACCTAAACCTAAAAATGTTGCAACATTTGCAAATAGAAGAGATATGAGATCTGGAGGATTAGTATGAGTAATAAATATTACAAAGAAGAGAGAGCAAGACAAGCTCGATTTAAAAAGTCTGAAGAAGAAATGAATAAAAAATATAAAGAAATGACAGATGAAGAATCTGAATTTGAATATTTAAATTCATTACATCCTGAAGATTCAACAAGAGAATATAATCCAGTTGAACATTATGCAGATGGAGGATTAGTAAGCAGAGGACAAGGAAGAGTTATTAAAACTAAAAAAACTAAAATGTATTAATATGGGTGATATTTCTAAAAGAGGACATGGAATTGAAAGACGTAAATTTGCAAGTGGTGGAACTCCAGCTTGGCAACGTAAAGAAGGTAAATCTGAATCGGGTGGATTAAATAGAAAAGGCATTGCATCTTATAGAGCTGCAAATCCAGGATCAAAATTATCAATGGCAGTCACAACTAAACCTAGTAAGTTGAAACCAGGTTCTAAATCTGCTAAAAGAAGAAAGTCATTTTGTGCTAGAATGAAAGGCATGAAAAAAAGATTAACATCAGCTAAAACGGCAAGAGACCCTGATTCTAGAATCAATAAGTCTTTACGTAAGTGGAATTGTTAATATAACAAACAAAGGAGAAAGAAATGGATGCAGTTACGTTTTTAAGCAAATTACAAAAGTTTATTAGAGAGCAATACCAAGGAATTGGTGATGCCATGATATCTGGTAATGTTGACAACATGGAGAAATACAAGTATATGCAAGGACAGGCAAATGCCTACCAAACAGTAATTCAGGAAATCTCTAACCTGCTAAATGAAAAGGAGCGAAAAGATGATAAAGGAAACGTTATTGACCTCGGAAAAGGAAGTA